AGATTAAATACTGAAAAAGAGTTTGTAAAAAAATATGGAGTTCCAGTAAATAAGGGGTATTCTATGGGAACAGGTAAAGAAAAAAGCAATACAAATATAGTCAAAACATTATTAGCAGTTAAAGCAGGTTTGAAGGCTGGTAAAAATTTAGAATATGGAATTATAGCGCAAGCAGTTTTAGAATTAATATACGATACTATGAAAATAGATTATAAATATATACCAGATGGAAAATGTTTTGATGATTTATTATATTCAACTTTAAAAGAACAATTTTGTATAGATGATATAGATATTGCTAATAAAATTTTAATTGAATGTAAAAAATATAATACGTATTATGCATATACAGAACTTAGAGATAAATTTAATGCACAATATAAATTATATTTTAGTAAGACAAAAATAGATATTATGTATATGATAATGGAAATTGATAATTTAGATACGGAAGGAAAAAATACAGATAAAGCTATTGCTAGGTTAGAAAAATTATTTAATTTACTTACAGACGATTCATATGAATTCGATGTTAAAAAATTCGACCTTAGATTTTATGCGAATTTTCCATATTGTGGAATAAGTGTAGGTATAAATAAATTTCCAGATATCGACGAAGAAGATGACATTGATATACACAATCCATTTGGCGCTAGCACAAAAAAAGGATTTGAACATATAAACGCGGTTAGAGGAGAGGATTACACCTTTATCAAAGGTATTAGTGAAAAATCCGGAGAAGTATTTATAACAAAAATAAAAAGAAATACTAATGTTAAAGATAAAGGTAAAGACATATATGATAAAGCGGGTAAAGTTTATAATCCGACAAATGACAATTCACATAGATATTTAATATCAGTATTAATTAAAAATGCATTAGTTGTATTTGATTTTACAAGATTTTATAAAGGTAAAAAATATACACCTATAACAAATTTATTTAGAGGTTCTAATGATACACTAGACCCTAAAAAAGTTCATAATAGTGTTTTAATTCCATTTAAAGAATTTGTTTTTATTCCACTAAATGAAATATATCCAGATTTAAAAGAATTTGCACCTCGTGAAGGAGATGAATAAAAAGGTTTAAAATTTTTTATATATATAAATGTATATATAATGAGTAAATATTTAGAAAATGATATCGATGAAAATTTTTTAAATGATATTAAAAAAGATAATGCTTATCAAAAAAAAGCATTTACGACAATGATTGGCAGAGGATATAAGGCACATGAAGAAGCTATAAAACTTAGAGAAAAGACAAAAAAAATATTGATTGAAAAAATACCTGAGGAATTTAAAAATAATAAAGAACTTTTAAAAAAAATTAATAATTACGAGATTGGTAATATAAGAAGTTTTAATAAATGGATTGTTGAACATTCTAAAGAAGGTAAAGAAGAAATCAAAACAGTAACTAAAAAATCTAAAAAAACTATTGAAGTTGATGAAAAAGGAACTATTATACCTAGGGGTTTTACTGAGAAAGAAAAAGATATTATCCGTAAAATCGACCATAATATATATTCACCAGAAACAATTATTCAAATTATAAAGGATATAGCAAGTAAAAAAGTTAAAAGTCCTAAAGATTTCCCTAAAGCAGATTATGGTGAATCTGAAGAAGAAGAAGAAGAAGAAGAAATTCCTGAAGAAAAACCTAAAAAGGGGACACATGGAGGATTTCGTGCTAATGCAGGTAGAAAGAAAACACCAGTAGAGGAAATAAAAGAAGAGCCGAAAGAAAAAGAAATACCTATCAGTGTTATAAAAAAGAAACCGGGAAAGAAATCCAAATATACCGAAGCAGAAAAAGCAAAAATGGCAGCGGATAAAGCCAAAGCCAAAGAACGAAAAAGAATAGCAAATCTGAAACCATATTTTAAGGCAGATGAACCTACAAAAGGGTTTAGAGAAGCCTCAATGATGGAGGCAGCCGACGCTAATAAAATTATGCTCTGGGGTAAGAAGAAGGCTGATGCTAAAGTTATAAAAGAACAATTTGATAAAGGTAAAACTCTTAAACCTAAGAGACTAGAGATGATGAGTAAAATAGCAAGGATGAGGGGAAGATTAGATAGATTAAAGAGGGAAATGGAAGACCCTAAAATAACATTTAAGGATAAAGCAGATAAGGCTGGTGAATTTGAATCATTAAGAAAACAGTTATTAGTCCTTTATGATGAATATAAGAAAATGGATAATAAACCCGAGCCTGATGAAACTGGTGAAACCAAACCTGCTAAAAAGCCAACTAAAAAATCTATTAAAAAAACAGAATAATTATTTTTAAACAATAATGAATCCACCCTTTTTTAAATATATATTTTTTATTTATATATTTATGTATTGTTATTTTATATTTATTATTTATATTTACTATTATTATTATTAATATGGGGTAGGGTGGAGAGGGTGGAGAGGGTGGGGGTAAAAAACCAACCTCTACGCGAAATATATAAAAAGGGTATTTTTCCTAGAAGAGTGTCTTTTTACCCCCACCCTCACCACCCCAGCCCACCCTCCACCTAAAATTTATAATTATTACTTTATATAAAAATATACTACTATATAAAAATATAAATGGTTTCAGAAAAAGCAAAGATGAATAAATTGAAAAAACTAGACAAACTAGTCGATGATATCCATGGAGAAGGTTTTTTTTCTGATATGGCTAGTAAAGTAAAAAGAATTATAAATCCTGTTTTAACATCTATGGGGATATATTCAACAGACATAGGCATTGATAAACCAAAAACAGAACAAAATCCGAGCGATACATTAACAAATCAACCAGCAAAACAGGGATATCTAGAAACTCTATTACAAGGTAGAAACAATTATCCTCCAGCAGCCAGAAAAATACTCGCTCAATATGGAAATTTAAGAATAACAAAAGCCGAAGTTATCAGACAACCTATTATGGCTATAACACCTGCAATATTTAATGTTGCATCATTCGGAGCATTTCAAGAAACACTAGATAAACAGCCATATGATACCCTATTCCATTTAAGGTCTGTTTTTACTCTTGAAGGTGGGGCTAAAGTCCAGGTTGAAAAATCTGAGGTTATCCATATAGGGACTAAAATCCATCAAATCAAAGGACAACAGGAAAAAGAAGTTCAACTCCCACCCGAACCACTAACTATAAATCAACTACTAGACGGAGCCAAAGACATTTTAAAAGGTAATATGTTTTCCTATGATGCCTTCAAAAACAATTGTCAGGATTTCCAGTTAGCGATATATAGAGGTTCAAATCTATTGACTCCAGAACTAGAAACATTTATTAAACAAGATGTATCAGAAATAGCATCAGAAAGCCCAATTCTTTCTAAACTAGCCAATGCTATAACCGGAATCGGAGGTAAATTTAATGAACTAATCCACGGAGCAGGTATTAACAAGAAACATAATAAAACCCATTTAGTTCAATCTATCCTATTTGATAAAAAGAAATGGAAAGTCAATGAAGCGGTTGAATGGCTACAGGATAACAATTATATAAGTCCTAAAGTTGATACAACCAGCCATTATCTAAGATTCCGACAATTAGACCCTAAGGATTATCCCAAACCTAAATGGCATTATACAACCCATAGATTAGGGAACGGTATTGATTTAGTTATCCTTTATAGACAATCAAATAAAGAATTACCGATAACAACTGTTAAAGGAATGAGTAAGAAACAAATACACTCTATAATGACAGGTTCTGGGGATTTAATACATATAGATTTAGGTTCTCATAATGCATCAGGGAAATCTAAAAATGAAATGTCTGGTGGTGCTTTAAGTCATAATCCACAAACGCAATGGGATACAAAGCACAATATACCTGACCAATATGCAAATTTAAGAGATTCTACAAGACAAATGGATAGATTTAATCCCTTAGATATGAAACTATCAACACAAAATTTAATGTTAAATAATCTTAAAAAAACAGACCTACAAGATTTAGATATATTAATGAAGCAAAATAAAAAATCAACATATGATAGAGATGCAGCGATACAGAAGATTAAATCTATAACTAAAAAAAGAATTAAATCAGAAGTTAAAAAAGTTAAAACTACTAAACCTAGAAATCTAAAGACTAGAGGTTCTCCACAAGCAAAGATAGAATCGTTAAAAAAAAGAACTAAGAAAATAACTTTATAATGTATATATGGTAAATACTATTTTTTATAAAATATTTCTAAATGAAAATCCACAAGAATTTTATATAGGTTCTTGTTTAGATTTAACCAGAAGAAAATCACAACACAAAAAAAATACTACTAATAAAGTCAGGACTCAATACTGGAATAATTTATATTTCTTTATCCGTCTTAAAGGTGGATGGGATAAGATGACAATGATAAAAATTTGCGAGTATGATTGTCAAACTAAAGATGAAAGAAATCAATACGAGCAAGCATTGATAGACCTATTGAGACCTACTTTGAATTCAGTTAATGTTATTCTAGAAAAAAATAAACCAGATTTAACAGAAATAAAAAATAGACTTAAGGATTTAAATTTATAACTATATATATAATGGAAGAAACAAAAGAAATCGAAATACAGAGTTTTATTAAAGCAGACCCTTCATTTTTAATAGACCAAGTAGAATATACTGAACCATCCGAACAAGAATTAAAAATGTTAGAAGGAACAAGAAATCCTAAGCAACAATTAGAAGCAGAAGAGAAAGAAGAACCTATACATATAAACGAAAGAAAAATGTTTATAGATATGATTAAAGTTATTGCATTAGTTGAAACAGGACATACTCCCTTAGATAATCCTAGTAATTTCTACAATAAAGAAAAACAAGAAGTTATTAAGGCTATGGAAAAACTTCTAGATTTTTCTAAAGAAAAACTACAAGAACGATTTAATGAAATTTGCGATAAACATCTATTCCATCCTAAAGCGGATTATTCTCAATATCCTGTTATCCCCCAATAATTTCTTTTATTAATACTAATATAAAAAATTAACAATATTATAAACAATATATGAGCGGACAACGAAATAAAAAGCCTTCTGATGTTATAAAAGCAAGACAGGAATATTTAGACAATTTAAGTCTAGAAGTTCAATTAAATGATGCCAATGAACAGGCGGTTAAACAATATAAGGAAACGGGACAAGTCCCCCCAATCTCACAAATGAAGGATACGCGTTCTACATCTCAAATCTTGGCAGATGTAGAGAAACTTAAAATAAATCTTATTAAAGACCTTGAACCTATAGCAGACCCACAATTTGCTCAATTAATAATTGGTAGATTAATTCAAAGTCCATTAAACATTGATAATGGTTTATTGATTTTCACATCTCAGCGAATTGATGAAATTGTTAAAAATCTTAAAAAACTATATAAATATGGCATCAAGGGCGATATTAATGATGCTGAAACATTTGTAAGTTTTATTAATAAAATGTATACAGATAGAAATAAATCTACTGAATCTATTAAATCATTTATGAATCGCTCAGGTATAAGTAGTAGTGGTAATACGTTATCAAATTCTAAAACTGATAATGTTCAGTTCATAGAACAAATATTATCAGAATTTATAAGTATTACAAAATCAATTGATTTTGAAAGTAACCGATTGTCTCAAATGATTTATATTAAAATTCAATCAGAAAGAGCATCTGGTAGAACTGCGACCGAATATATTAAACAATTAGGAAATATAAATAATGCTGATGAACAAAATAATAAGTTAGAAAAAAATATTGATATTAAATTAAGGTCTCTATTGCGTATTTTACCAACTCCTGGTGAACTTTCAGCAGTAGGAGTAAATTCATTTATAGATTTTTTAAGGGAAATGGATAAATTGATAATTGATATACAAGGAGACCCTCGTTATAATTATTTTACAGATAAATTTGAACAATATTTATATTTTATAAATCATAATATACCAAATTTAGATTATTCAGTTTCTTTAATAAATAATTATAGTAAAGAATATCAAAATTTAAAAAAATATAGAGACCAAAATAATTTTTCAGGTTTAGTTTCTATATTTAATACTATAACTCAGATATTAAACGGAATAGATAATTCGATAGATATAGATTTGAATGAAATCCGTCAAATTGAAACAATCTTTAGTGATATAAAGGAGTTTGTCAAAACATCCAAAGTAAGAAGAGTTCGTGTTCAACCTCGTGAAGAAGGTGAGGAAAAGCAAGGCGCCGAAGAACCTAAAAAATGGTATCCTATACTTGACGATTATGAACAACCAATTATTAATAGACCGGTTCTAATTGATAAACCAAATACATTTACTGCATCAGAATTAGCACGAAAGGGTCTATATGATAATAATTTAGCGGATATTAGCGTTAATTTACAAAAATTAAAAGGTGAAGGAGCAATAGATAATAAAGACCGTAAAAAATACGAACAAGAATTTTTTGGTCTTATGAAAAAGGAATTTTCAGAAGCAAATTTAAAACATTCAGAGGGTTTGTTGAGAAGAGTAAGGACATTATGTGGAACTTATGGTATAGCAGGACAAGGTATAAATGCTATAGATGGTTCTAGAACACCGAGTAGGTCAACTAAGGAATCATATGGTAAAGGTATTAACCTTTGGGATTCTAAACAAACAATTAATCCAGTAGACTATTTAATGCCAAAAGATAAAATTAAATATCGAATGGTAGGTAAAGGGCTTCCTATGGCTGACTATAACCAAGGAATAGACCCAAGCCCTAGATATATTAAGTTTGGTAGGTATATGATTAACAATAAAAAATTAAATGACAATGTGCTTTCTCTCCGTCGTTCTAGAGGTTCTACTATCGCTACTATACCTGCTACTAAGATGACATCTGAACTAGGAGGAGTAATTAAAAAGATTGTAGGCGGAGGAGTCCCAAGTTTTGATGAACTAAACGCCCTTACAGATGCAGAGAAACGATATCTTTATAAGGTAAGCCAAGAAGCCGATATATATGATAAAATTAAAATTCCCACACCTTCTAAGGATGAAGAGGAAAAAGATATTCACGCTTTTAATGTTATGAAGGGTGAAATTCTGGCAGGTAATAACTCTAAGGAATTAGTAGCCAAATTTAAAGCCCTTCTTAATAAACTATCTAAAAATAATATACTCCCTAAATCACAAGTCAGGGAAATCTTAGAAGAACTATTAGAGTTAGGATACTAAAGCAATTTAAATGATTATCGATATACATTTCTATATATGGCAGGCATTTACAATTATCATCCTAATATAGCACATCCAGGTGCTTTTATACATAACCAGATGGCAAGTCAACAGGCTCCTTTTTTCTTTGGTGGTTCTCAAGTTCCTATTAATCTAAATTTAGAGGAACAATATGAACAACCTCATGGAATGGAAGGGCAAGGATTTAAAAAGACTACTCATTCATTATTTCGAAGACGAGGGAATTTAATCCCAAGTTCTCAAATACGTAAATAATAATATAAAAATTTAGATATAGTATATTTATATATACAATGTTTATTCTAGTTCTCAATCAGAGCAATATAACCCCAGACGGCCAAAACTCCGAGTTAGTTTACAGATTCCCTAACAGTGTAGTATTCAAAGATAAATATATAGCGGTTTCATCAATTGCTATGTTTTACAGTTGGTTTAATATTGTCAATACTGCTAATAACAATACTTTAACCTACACTTGGACTAATACAGCGGGAACCACTACTACATATACTATAACAATCCCTAATGGGTTATATCAGATATCAGAAATTAATTCTTTGATTCAATTCACCTGTATTAATAACGGAACATTTTGGACTGTAGCAGGAGTTAATTTTTACCCTTTTGAAATCATTGTTAATGCTGCTAGATATGCAATTCAATTGAATACATATTTAATCCCTACAACTGCCCCCGCTGGTGCGACTATACCTTCTAATTTTCCAGGATGGCCTAATTTCGTCCAAAATTCTCAAGTTTTATTCCCCGCTACATTCAATTTAATAGTTGGTTATCCTGCTGGTTTTATTTCAAATGGAAATGTTAATAATGCGTATGTCCCTCCTAGCCCATCAAATGCTAGTCAATCATTTGTTTCTAAATCATCATCAGGAACTCTTTCATATCTATCAGCATTTGCTCCACAAGTTCAACCTAATAACAATGTCCTATTCTCAATTTCAAATATTAATAACCCTTACTCTCAACCATCTAGTATTATTTACTCTCTATGCCCTACTGTATCAGTCGGTCAACAGATTACTGAAACCCCTCCAAACTTTATGTGGAATAAACTGATAGACGGAACCTATAATGAATTACGATTACAACTATTAGGAACTGATAAACGAAGACTTACTATCAATGACCCTAATATGACTATCCTATTGGCTATCAGGGATAAAATCGATATCGGAAATCTCTAAACTTGAAATCCAAAATAATTAAATATATTTTTTAAAATTTTTATTTTTTTTATTTTATATAAAATGGACAAAAAAAATAATTTAAAATATTAGTCATAAGTATATTATATATATAATGGATACAAATATTAACGAAACATATTTAAATAAATTATTTGATGACCTAGTCCAAGAAAGGAATACTATACAATTGGAATATAAACAGGATAAAGAGTTATGTCATACACAAAGGCTAACTAATCAATTATCTACACTGACAAGTTTAATTAATCAGGTTATCAAATATAGAAATTTGAAAAATAAGGCTAAAATGAAATCCATGTAATCTTAATTTAAAAATATACGGATATTATATTCTATATGGTTAATAGTATTATTCGACATCATTCACTCCCTTTTCGTGGGCAAACTATGAAAGCAGGAGGTAAACATACATCAGGACAAGGAATGGGTTCCCTACTACTTAATAAAGGCGGTGCTGGTTCAGCATCTTCCTATATTGATATAGATGATTATATTGATACTACTGGAAGAAATCCCTATAAAACTGCTAGAGGTAAAGGTTTAGAAAAACTATCTGGTAAACTATCTAAACTACAGATTGAACCCAGTTCAACAATAAAAAGGAAAAACATTACGATGTAATAATTTAATTTAAAGTTTTAGACATTATCTAATAGTATATAATGTGTGATAAACTCGTCTATGATTTAGCCCAAGAGGTTGAAGGTTCTCCTTGCGTATTCATCCGTAAAGACTGGATTAATATTTTGGATAACCAAAATCAATCTTATGTAAGCAATCAATCTGTTCTTGATACTTCCCAGTTGTCTAACTCTAATAAATGGATGTCATACCGTGAAGCCTATTTCTCCGTTCCTCTGACTATTACTATGGCTACACAAACGCCAGTAAGCCAAAATATTAACGCTGCTGCTGGTTCAGTTACTAATGCTCCTTCATTTACTCCTCTAACTGCAGGTTCGTCTGCCGACCAGGCTATTGGTCTTAAAAATTGGTATGGTAATATCATACACTCTTTTACCCTCGATTATAACGGCACTACTATTATTCAACAGACACCATTTGTCAATATGTGGAACTCCTTCAAACTTATGACTTCTCTGTCTTATCAGGATGTTATTACTCAAGGATGCACTATTGGTTTCTATCCTGATTCTCCTGAAACTTGGGAATTCTATCAAGCAACTGGTTCAAATGGTCTTGCAGCAACTTCTCGTATTGCTACTCCAGTAGTTGCTGCAGGTGGTAATCAAATCATTCCTGGAACTGGTCTTTGCAATAACACTAATTTAAGAAGTTTTACCACTGCATTACCTACTTCATTTACTCATTTTCAATCTGGATTAGGTAATAAAGGCTTTGTTGAGCGATGTAAATGGATTTCATTTGACGTTCAAGGTATTGCGGGTCAAACTGCATCCGCTACTCCTTATGGCGGTCTGTTGAGTGGTGGTTCTGGTACTTTAACTGATTCAAGTGGAGCGCAAGCACTTACTAACTTATGGAAAGGTTATATCTTCAAGAAAACTAACCAAGTAGGAACTTATCTTGCTCAAACTACTCCTGGTATGATTCAATACGCTGTCGTTGCTACTATCTACCTTAAACATATTCATTCTTTCTTCAATATGATTCCCCTACTTAAAGGTGTTTTCATGAAGATGACAATGAACTTGAATAACTGCTCTTCAACTGTATATATTGGTGCTTCTCAGGAATCTGCTGGTGCTGGAACTACATCTGGAGCATCTACTGCATTCTCTGCTTGCCAAGGAGTTCAATCTGCTCTTGGTGGTGCAAATATGCTGATGTTGGCGTCTATTGCTGCAGGTCAAGGTGCTGCTTCTCTTGCACCTGTTCTAAACGGTGGTGCTGGTGCTATTGCATTAACTTGTAATGCTGCTGCTACTACTACGGTTTGGGCGCAGTCATTCAGAATGAACTTGTCTGTAGGAGCAACTTGTCTAGATTCCGTTATTACTAATCAACCCGGTCAAACTGTTGGAGCTTCTCCCCTTTCTAAGTCTATCTATCTGTATATCCCTGCTTACACTTTTAATCCTACATTCGAACAAGCATATCTATCCTCTCCAGTTAAACAGATTAAATATACTGATATCTATCAATACCAAGTTCTTAACGTTGCACAGAACGCTCAAATTAATAACTTGCTTACTAACGGTATTGCAAATGTTAAATCTGTTCTCATCCTGCCTTTCTACTCAACTCAAGGCGCAAATCCTCCTGAATCATTTGATTCTCTGTGTGGTATCAGTCTTAGTAGCAATAGCGGTTTTACTGCAGGACAACCTGTTTGGGCTTCTCCTTTTGACCCTGCTGGTTGTGGTGCTACTTCTCCCCTTTGCCATCTTACAAACTTTAACATCCAAGTATCAGGGCAGAATGCCATTTACAACTTGCAAAAGTATGTATTCGAACAATTCAACAACCAGTTATACGGACAAAATGCGGTTAATGGTGGTTTGACTGATGGCATTACTTCTTCCTTGATTGACCGTCAAGCATTCGACCTTGAGTATTGCTACTACTATGTCAATGTTGAACGTATGTTGCCAGTAGAACAATCTGTTCCCAAGTCTATCCAACTTGTAGGCACTAACCAATCTTCCAAGGCGCTTGACTTACTGTGCTTCATTGAATATGGAACTGAAGTTAGTATTGACGCATTGACCGGAGCCCGTGTATAATGTGGTTTTTATTTAATCTCTTGATATTCTTATTTAATAGGATATAAAGATAAGATGCTTATTTATTAGTATATAATGCATATTTTAACAGTTGATGCTTCTAAAGCACAAGGACGTAAATTAGCAAGAGGACAAGCAGTTCGTATTAAACAAGGAACAGGATTTAACCTTATCGTTCATCCTACTACTTACAGATTAGCAACCAGAGCATTTAATAAAGGTAAAGCAGTACAGGTTAAACTATCACCTGAAGAACTAGAAGCAAATAAAGCAGTTCAAGGAAAACCCGAAATGATGGAAGACCACGAAGAATTACACGGTGAGATGGTAGGCACTGGTTTCTTTGATTTTATAACTAAACCATTATCAAAGGCTTATAAGTCTGTTAAAGGTGGTGTACAAAAATTAGTTAAAAATCCTGATGTTATGAAGGTTCTTAAATCTGCAGGTAAATATGGATTAGGTAAGTTAACAGATGTTGCGGCGACTGCTGCTTCTGCTGCTCCTATTCCTATTCCTGGTGCTAATATGTTATTATCTAAGGGAGTAAGGAATCTAGGAAAACTAGGAGAAAAAGCAATCGACGACCCTTCTAGTATTGGAGGTGTTAAAGGTGCGGCTAAAACCTTACTAACTGGTAAAGGAATGGGTTATGGTATGCCTCGAGGTTGTGGGCTTAGTGGAATCGCTGCATTGCGTGCCGCTAATAAAGGAACAGCAGACGCAAACGCGGGCAATTCTCATTACACAAATGAAGGTATTAAATCACGTAGAACTATAACTCCATCTTGGCACGATAACCCATTCGCCCCTCGTTCAAGAGGTATGGGTGTCGCTATTGTCGGACACGGTGGAGGAATGATTGGAATGCATCAGGGTTGGTTTCCTCCTGCTTTAGTATCTCAGCCATATTCAGCAAACTATCAGATGTCTCATTTCCTTCCTGTTCCTTATCAACATTTCAATCGTTCTATGGAAGTTGATGATGCTGGTAGTGAATCAGATGAAGAATATCACGGCCGAGGATTTGGACGTCATAGAGGCCGAGGATTTGGACTTTATGCCTAAAATATTTTCATTTAAAAAGATAGACTCTATATATATTATATAATGTCTCTTACTGATAAACAAATTAAAACCCTAGCAAAACGTATGGATATACCGATAGGTGGAGTATTTTTTAAAGATGAAATCCCTAAACCAGAATTTAACAAAACATATTTTATAAATATGGAGGATAGTGTAGATGAAACAGGACAATTAAATCCTGGAACACACTGGGTATGTTTTCAAGTGAATAAATATCCGTCAGGCGAAGAAGCACCAATTTATTTTGATTCTTATGGTCAGCCTCCTCCTCAGAATGTTAAAAAATCAGTATCTCAGATTACTAAAAAACATCTTCCACATACTACTAAGGATATCCAGAGTTTAATGAATAATGCTTGTGGATATTATTGTTTAGCATTCGCTCATTATATCAATTCATCGAAACATAGAACAGGAACTTTATATCCAGACGTTCACGACTTTGTAGATATGTTTGATGACTTAAATAAGGATGTCGATTTTAAAAAGAATGAATTTATATTGAAACACTTTTTCCGTTCATCTGACCCATCCAAGAGGAAAGAAA